AATCATTGTATGAATCTGCCTGTTTTTGCGTGATTTGACCTTCTGAAACAAGAGCGGCTAAGCTAGCTGTCTTGTTATTCTTCATTTCATAAAGTTCTGCTTGAGAATCCACGACCTTGACCACAGCCGCATTTCCAGTCTCTTTAACAGAATCCTTCTGCTTGCTCAAGTTAGGTACAAAGAGCAAAAGGAGAATACTGATAATGAGAAGCACGACCAGCATTTCAATCAAGGATACTAAAATTCTTGATTCGAGCATAGAAAAAGACTCATTAATGCTTAGCCTTTTTTGAAATGGTATAATAAAACAAAAAGGAGAAATCGAGATGGATGTTTGTAAACACACAATAGAAATTTATGATGACAAAACCAAAGATATAGAAACATTGCTTTTTGCCAAAGTGAATCAAATAGAAACAAATTGCGGTGAGCATTACTCTTGGATGGGTCCGACTCTGAAATATTGCATGTTTTGCGGGAAAGAAATTGTTTATGCTACAAGGAAATATGAATACACGGAAGAATAGAAGCTGGAGTTGTTACTCTAGCTTTTTTTGTTTGGGCATAAAAAAAGACTTGGCAGCATGAGCTACCAAGCGGCATGAAAAAAAAACAAAAACATTGAACGTTGAAGTCCAAAAGTACATCTATAGTGTACCTCTATTTAGATTAAATGTCTAATGTGATACAAAGAAGACACAAAAAAGCCCGACATAAAGCCGGGGCAGTTCGAGAATTTTTATCGAAAGACGCCAAGTATTCCACTGACTATAGTATCACTTATCTAGGAAAATCACAAATATAAAAAAGAGCTATGAGATAACCTCGTAGCTCTTGCCTATGATGGACTTATATTATAACACAAAAAGGACTGTCGAAACAACCCTTTTCGGTGGGCGCTACGGCACCCGTTCCAGAAACTCCATCGGGCTACGTGCACATAGCTTACATGGCGCTGAACTCAATCAGTCTTTGGAACAGTCAAGGTTTACTTGCTGTAGGTATATTATAACACAAAAAAAAGCCCCAGCAAATGCCAGGGCTTCGACCACTACCACCATGATGTCCGAACTGTGGTCTGTCGGGAGGTGATATACTCCTTTTCGTTTTATAATTTTCGTGGTCTGGTTTAATTATTCGTAGTAGTTAACGAGATCATCTTTATCCCAACATGAGAGCCAAACCGTACCAAATTGGCCAAACTCGAAATGTCGGTAATAATAGCCGCCATAATAGCCACCGTCAGCCATGTCAGTGATGTTAGTTTCATCACCAGCAAAAGAGAAGAACATTCCAGCTTTGAAGCCTTGGTCTGCACCGTCTGGCAAGTCGTTGCCGTCAGCATCTACCCAATTAACCATTGAAACAGGAATACCATTCTCTGTCCAGTCGAATCCAACGGGTGCCAAATAGTCACATTTGATTTGCCAAATGCCGTTAACGTATTTGACTTCATTAGCTTCATAGTAAGCCTTGGATTGTGGCACTACTGTCGTATTAGCTTGGTTGTTGGTTTGAGGTGCAGTGTCAGCATAGCGCCAAACTTCGATGTAAGCTGGCTGATTCCATCCGTAGTAATCATTCCAAGGATAAGTATTGATAGCTTGGCCTGCTGCTCCTTGAGTTGAGAAGTCGCAACTGATGAAATATGTATCATCAATCATGACACCGACGTGTCCACCAGCTCCACCGGAACTAGCCATGTCAGCACCCCAGGACATCAAAACAATGTCGCCCGGCAATGCGTCCCATGATTCATTACGGCAAACACGATAGAAACCATTGTTTGAAAGTTGTTGCCCAAGAGTTACTGTTGATGGCAGTCCTTGGATGCCGATGCCGGCTTCTTTCAAGGCTTGAGATACCGAACCAGAACAGTCAGCCGTCCCGTCTGTACCGTTGCGGCTACCGAGCATTGAATAAGTCAATAGCCCTCGATGGTTAACAAACCAGTTAATTAGTGATTGTTGTACACTCATTTAAGTGCCTCCTTAGATTTATTTTTGAATAGCTTGTTTAATTTCTAAGATATGTTTCTCCAACTCTGCATTTTTTCTCTTTAACTCTTCAATTTCGCTTGTTGGTAGTTGAGATTTTGTTACAAGTGGGTCTTCCGCAAATCTATTTTGCTCTATAACCTGTTGAAAAAAGTTATTATAAGTTGGAAATAACCCATACGCTTGATTGATAGTCAACGATGAAGATTGTTTACCTTTAATTTCACCAATATCACGACCAATAGCTTCAATGGCCTTGCTTAAATTGCTCATAAATCAACCTCCTTAGAGGGCGTTTTTAGCTGTGTTATATACGTTCACAAGGTCTTCTTGCTCGATGGTATCAATACGAGTGCCAAGCTCGGTCATTTTCGAGATGATACCGCTGTTGGTATCCCCGCCAGCTGATTCGATGTTATCAGCAATTTCCTTGAGTGTGTTAAGGTTTTCGGGGGCTCCACCAATAATGTCGGCCTTAACTTGTGTGATAGCTTGCGTCAAACGTTCTTCACTGACACCAACGGTCTTATTGGCAATAGATGCCTTAATTTCTTTGATATCGGCACCCACCGCTTGGGCAAAATCGTGTAGTTTACTCATTTAGTTATTCCTTTCAAATTTTAGCTAGATTATAGATGTTTACGAGGTCTTCCGTGGGTTCACTGCCACCAGTGATTAACCCAGAATCTCGCAATTCATCCGCTAGTAACTTTAATTTAGGGCTCTTGTCCGATGGCACGACGCTATCTGCATTCAGTGAGTTCTTCACTTTGACCTTGAAATTATTAGACGGGAAAATATGTCCGTTCAGTTTAATTTCGAGGTAGTATGTTCCGGGCTCTACGACATCCCCCATGACGAATGTAAAATGTCCGTTCTCAACGGTTACATCTTGGTAGAGTGCCACGGTTTCATCATTAGACAGTGTGAGCTTACCCGTGCCGGATAGCTCCATACGCTTGCCATCAGCCCCTAAGATTTCAAAACCAAACAAGGAAGTAACATCCCCACTCTTGAGAATGTCACCCCCTTCAATCTGGTTGATAGAGGTCATGAGTTTAGCCATAAGCTAGTCCTCACGAGGTTGGTTATAGTTTAATGCACGTTCACTGTCTGCCACACCCTTAGTTGTTGGGTCAGTTACGATACCCAAGATTACCAAAATCACAACGAATGTATTAACACCCTCTTGGATATTGTGCGGGATTTCAAGCCCGAACTGTTGCAACATCAAGAAAACTGCTGAGATAAGAGCTACCAAAGTAGCTTTGTTTTGTAAGCGAAGTTTGAAATTAATCATTGTCATTATTCTCCTTTGTTTCTTCCGAGTTAAGAAAAAACTTCTCTTTGTCGATGTTTCTCTTAACATATTTGTCGATATAAGGGATTTCAACCCCTAAAGCTGATAGACTAGCCAAAATACTAGAGCCGTAAGCGGCAATCATAGCAAAGATAAATGTATCTAGTACACCGCCCAGATTCATGAATACTGCGAACGGATAGAAGATGGCTACAAACGTAATCATGGCAGTATGACTGACTAGCCCTTTACGAAATTTTGAGCTTGAAAACTCATGAGCAGCCCAAGCCCTAGACACTCCGATAACGATATCGCTGAAAATAATAATCATCAGCAGGAACACCCATAAATGCTCATCAATACCGTGTGCGTAGAAGTCTCTGACCACGTCGAAAACCCCAAAAATGCCGTCTGGTTTTTGTACCATTACGCCCCCTTCGGTTTGAATAGCCATGCTGTAGCAACCCCGTTATTTTCTAGTTTGCCCCCTTTTGCAAAATCAGCGAACGGTTGATTATCGTAAGTGAAAGAGCCGTTAACTTGGATAAGCACCAGTTTGCCTTCTCCGTCCACTTCTTCGTGGTCCGGGGCTTCGATAGCGAAGATATCCCCGGCGTTGAACACACCGCCTTTTTTAGCGACTGGCAACAATTCCAAGTATTGCTTGTAGATTGTGCCATACTGGATATTCTGGCTCATTACCGCATTGAGAATGGACACGTTAGCGATTTTACGAGTAAGTTCGCCTTGTTCAGCGACTTTCTCAGCTAAATTCAAGCGGCTGTCAAGGTCTTTAATAGATTCCTCTGACTTGGCTTGGTAGCGTGCCAATGCTCCAGCAGGGTCCAACTCAGTCGCTAAGATATCCAAGATAAGCTGGATTTTAGCTTCATCCGTCTTGTTGGTGTGGTCGCCCGGCACATCACGGGTCAACCACGTCGAGCCATCTTTGGACTGGATAGCAATCCTTGTTGTTGCCGGGTTGGTCAGATAGCTTGATGTGACACTGAAATTAGATTTGTTCATCCGTCACTCCTTTCTGCGCTGCCTCGTTAAAGAGGTCGTTAAGGTCTGAATCAGACGCTAGTACATTTTGATAATGCTCTAGTTGTGATTTGACTTGCTCAAGTTCGCTAACAGTTGCCTGCAAGCGAGCCTTAAACTCAGCTTTTTCAATCGTCAAATTAGCGTTCTGACTTGCGATGTCTTGAATCATTGAAGTGTAAATTTGTTCGTTCATAAATTCTCCTTTTACCAGTGGGCAATTTTGCCGAAAGTGGCTTGCTCGTTTTTTAAAGCGTTAATAAATGCTGGGTCTCTCCCGTTTCCGCCTACATTTAGAAAATGCTGCCAAACCCTTGCGAGAGCTGCGGCAGCAAATCCTAGATTGGTGACATTTATCCAGCGGCCCTTTGGAAGCGAAGCCGGGTGGAAAGAGTACCCACGGTCAAAATAAAAGTCGTCTTTTAGCAAGATTCTGTCGCCATAGAGTTCCGCCTGGTCGAAAACTGCATTATGCTCCAACCCTCTTGCAGCGCGGTACACTCGAAGCCCAGAGAAACGGCCGGATGATGCTGAATTAATTCCATCGCCAGACGAAGTGACGCCTATCGCAGCAAACAACGAGCCGACACCTTCATCTTCATCTGGTGGAGTGTCGTTGAAATGCACAAACGCCGTGTGCGTCCCTTTGCGTCGAACGATCGCATTGTCTTTGTTGTGAAATTCGATCGTTGCATTGTCGAAGAAATGAATCTCAGATTTGTTTAAGTCAACTCTCATTGATCCGTTAAGCCCGTCCATTCTACCTCCTCGATAGTTCAAGCCGGTAAAAGTACCACTAGTAACGCTTGAGGCATTCAGATTGACAACGTCAACCAGAGAAGCGTTTAAGCGCCCGCTAGTGATTTTACTTGCAGACAGTTCTCCAATTTTAGCTGAGCTAATGACACCGTCTTCGATGTAAGTAGAGCCGGTGATTTGAACCAGTTTACCGTCGATTTTAACCGAACCATCTTTATTAAGATTAATTTGATTAAGCACATCGCCAGTATTAGTCAGATTCTTAACCGCCCATGAGCCGGCTATTTGTGACATTTCAGTTTTAATGGCGTTTGTCTCAGCATTAAATCTGCTAGCTAGTCCACTAATATTATCGTTATTAAAGTTAGCCAACCCTTGTAGTCCTTTAACAGTCGTAACTAACCCGTTAGCCGTTTGAACAACCTGAGAAAGCGACTGCCCTTGTTCGCCGATGGTTCGACTGAAGCTGTCTACAGTAGATTTGATTTCATTGAATTTAACTGTTACTTCTTGACTTGCGTCTTTTGGCGACGGTTGCCAAGAACGGTCCATAGTCCCCTCGTAGCAGTCTAGTTCGGTGAAGAATAGCGACGCCTCACTACCGTTGGTAGTACCAGTGTTATCAATACGGATATAGCCTTCGTCACATTCACCAGAATTAAATGTTAAGTGCCATTTAACGATTCCGGCGACTGACGGTGAACCAGTGTGTGCTTTAAAACGCACTGGTTTTGTGTAATTCTTGCTCGTTTCGTTCGACTTCCGACCAAGAAAATAGATGTCTACCCCCTTGATATTCCCCGTAGCAAACAATTGAAAATTGAAAGAATAATCAGTGTTGCGCTTAACTGAAAAACGTGGCGTAGACGCTGGTACTGATGATGATGTTTTAAGCAAGAATAGCGGTTTAGCGCTATTGTAGTAATACGGATGCTGTGAAACGGACAGATTAGGGTTCTGTTGTGGAGTTTGCCAAAAACCCCAATTGTCAAGATTCTCTGGAAATGCTGAGTTTCGGATAAGATTCTCACCACCGGCTGAAAGTGTATCAACTGACGGAATCTGTTTCTTGACCTCGCTAATAAGTTGAGTCGTTCCTCGCTCAGATTGTTGGATAAGGTTCGTTACAGCCGTAGCCGTCGCAAAACCTTTGTTATCGACCAATCTATTGACATCAGACTCTTTCAAAAAGCCTTTGCTATCAATAGCGCTGTCTAGGTCAACCCTAGAGAGTTTAGTTTCAATCTTGCCGGCTAACGTGCTGATTTGCGTTTCAGCGTTAGTGACTTTATTCCCAAGATTGTCAAAATCAACTCTTGAAACCTTTTGAGCGATAGAATCCGCTGTAACACGTAACTCTGCGTTAGTCTGGTTGATTTTACGCTCTAACTCTTGACCTTTAGACACGGCACTATCAGCCGTAGCTTTAGCAGTTTGGACTTCTGTCCGGTCTGCTTTCAAACTAATTTTGTTATCAGTCTGAGTGATTGAGGTGCTATTAGCTGCTACACTCTTAGAGAGTTTGTCAAAATCAGTCTTAGACACTTTTGATGATACTTCATCGACCAATTGATTGACCGTAGTTTCAGCGTTAGTGATACGGCTATCTGTTTCAGATTGTTTCTGAGATAACTGACTGACACCCTGCTCGGTTTGTGTAATCGTCGTTTTAACCGTGCTGATTTCAGCTTCGGTGTCCTCTGGTGCTACTGTGTGCTGCAAAGGGATAAGTGCCCCTCTGACCAACATAGGTGGCTTGATTTTCAAATAGCCGTTTCTAACTACATATATCCCAAACGGAAAGTCTGATAAATTGGTGTCTTTGGTAGCAGTGAAATTCAATGTGACATCGAACCATTTATCTTTAACGGCCGTCGGAATTTGGTATTCGAAAGCGATAGCGTTTGTTTTATTGTTTTTTATTGCAACAATTGCCCCGTTCCCAATTTCTGTTCTGCTATCGATGTAGCACGGAACCAACAATGAGAACGTTTCACCAGCTCTTATCTCAGAAACAGCCATATTCCATGAGACACCGCCCCAGAAATTAGAGCTGTTGCCGTTTGAGTTGATAATATATGATGCGTTGTCCGTTGAAATGGCGATATTGTTGCCACGTCCGGTGTACGAATGTACATTACTGAAGTCTGCTGATTTCAAAATCAAGTTACGACTGCCAAAATCTGTCGGGATTTTACTATCCACTCTGCTAATCTCAGTAGTGATTTTATTTCCTAACTGAGTAATTGAACTCTCAGCCGTCGCAAGTCTCTGAGTAGCATTGTTAAAATCGCTTGTTTTCACTCGTTGGCTAATCTCGTTAGCTTGTTGAGTGATACGGCTTTCAGCGTTTATGACTCGATTATTGACGTTATCAAGCTCTTGTTTGTTAGCTTTGGACGCAATCATGTCCGCTTGCTGAGTGATTGATGTTTCGGCACGGTTCACACGCCCTGTCAGCGTGTCTACGTCCTGCTTGTTGGCTTTCTGGCTGATTTGCCCAGCCTGCACCGTCAAAGAGCTCTCAGCTTTGTTTAAACGCCCAGAAACAGCGTTGACATCCTCTTTGCTAGCCTTGGCTGAAATCTGCCCTGCTTGCTGTGTTAAAACCGTCTCAGCATTAGACACGCGCTGACTGACCTTGTCAACATCTTGCTTGCTAGCTACTGAAATGAGGGCATTATTGATTTTGGCAAACTGTACTGACGTGTCATTTGACAATGTACCAATAGAACCTTTTAGAGCTTCAACTCTCTTTTCAGTCTCTGATAAGTCCGTGTTTAGCGTACTTTTAGCATTATCAACCAGTTTGACAGCTTCTGATAGTGCGTCTTTTTTAGATGCAGCAATCTTCTTCTCTGTCTCTGCACGCTCGACGGTGTCCAAGTAACGAGCTTCTGCGATGGCTTCACTCTTGACGTCGTTTAGACGGTTAAAAGCGTCCTCTGCGGTTGATTTAGCTGAACTAGCTAATGTTTCCGCATTAGTAGCTTTGGCTGTAATTTCAGCAACCACTCTGTCGTGTTCTGATTGCTGTTTAGCCATGTTAGCTGCGACTTTCTCAAACTCTTTCTTGATTTTGTCTTGCAGCCCTGTGCCGTCCCATGTCCTCAATACCTCTTGCCACATTTCACCAGTCCAGCGATACATGATAGTGTGTCCCTCATGTTCTGGGTCTGGCTTGTACCAAGAGTCATTGATTAGGACTTGTCCGGGGTGAGATTCCGTTGGATCAGTGCTTGTGTACCAGTTATGGTTAAAACCATTAGCTGACGGGATAAACTCTGGCAACTTCTTGACAAACTCGGTGAACTCACCGGCTTTAAACTCGTCAAGAGCCTTGTTGACGGTACTTTGTACCTTTGCGTCATTGCTTTCGCCAACTCGGTCCCCTAGTTTGACGTCACTAGATTCATCGTTTAAGCGGTTGAATGTAATCTCAAAGATACGTGTATCATAATCAAGGTGCCTATCGTGTCGAACCACTCGGATAGTGTCGCCAATCCGAGCGCCTTTCAGATAGACCGTTGTTGTTTTAAGTGTCAGTTTAGGTCTTGAAGCCTCAATCAAAGCCTCGTAAGTCTGTTTAATAAGCTCGTTCTTGTCTTCTTCCTCGCTGAATTCGACAAAGCCAATCTTTGGACGCATCTTGCCGTCTGGTTGTTTAATCCCGTATTTAGCGGTCATTTCTGGAATTTCAAGGTACTTCTGACCGAGGGGCTTGTCTAGTGGGTCCCCTTTAGCTTTCGACCAGACAATTTCCTCGAAGTTGATTTTGCGCCCGTACCCGTCGGCATCTTTTCCGGTGTCTTCTGCTGAGCTGACTTGCTCCCCTTTACCTCGCCCAACTAAGGCGGTGTATAGGTTTGTCTTTTCGACCTCTTGCAGAATTTCAAGGGCGTTATGACCGTAAACCACACGCTTTCCAACGGCTTCGCCAATTTTACGCTTGAAATCAATGTATCTAGCGCCAATCTGAGCGCCATTCATTTCAACGAAGAACTGCATTTCTAAGCCCCACACCTTACACACCTTTTTTAGTGCATCGAATGTGGAAATGTAATAGAAATTAGTGCTCTTTGGATTTGTCTCAGCAATAAAGCGAGGGGTCCAGTTTGTGCCAGTTAAGAGCCATTCAATGACTGGTCTAGCACGTTGGTCCTTTGGTCGCTTGTCATAAACAACTGTCTTGCGTAATTCCTCAATGCCAGACTGAACACCAATAAGCGTTGTGATATCCCCTTTGGTATTGCCTTGGGCGATGTAGAAATAATGGAATTTATGCGTGTCGTCGATTGACTGAATAGCCATGTATTCCAGTTTTTCCAGCTCGTCATCCTTCAAAGCTTTCATTTCAACGGTCAAGCGGTCTGAAACGTAATTTTCAGTGGTAAGACTGAATTTTTGCAAAGCCTTCTTAATTGCAGGCTTGCGAACAATCTTGATAAGTTTTTCGTCCTTATCGAATAAATAGATCATAGACTCTCATCCCTCCACTGTACCTCACGGATAGTTACATTCTTGCCGCTCAATCTGTCGCCGTCCTTAACATAGAACTGCTCCAGTGGGCTAAAACGTTGTAATTCACTTAGGATATTACGACCATCATAAGTAGCAGTCACTTCTTCGTCGCCAAATTTAATGACAATTTCCTTGTTGGCTGCATAGCTACCCTTAAACGATAGCTTAGTTTGACCGTTGATGATTTCAAATTCCATTGCCGCCGTCGATGTCACGGCTACAATCTTCTCAGGGATTACCTGCTTAGCGTATGTTAGATAGACAACGCCATTAGAACGCTCTGGAACTCGTTTTTTATAGCCGTCTGGCACTAGCAGGACAAAGCTGCTAATGACTGAAAGCCTATCTTCCTCGACTTCGTCCGCTTCCTTGAATATTGCGTAGTAAGTGAAATCCGGCTCATCGTCAAATGTGACTTCAAGATAGCCGCTAGGCCCTACCTCTCTCAAAATGCGGTTAAGCTCTCGGAAAGAGGTCCTCATGACTTGGCTAGTAACCGTAGTTAACTGATACTTAACTTCAATCTCACGCTCTGAGTCATTAACACTGTCCACCCAGACACCACGTCGCCCAGGAACACGAGTAGTTGAAATTTCACGATTGAGCAATGAACGTCCCTTAACTGTGAGCTGTCGATACCCTTGGATGATATCTTCTATAGGCGTCCCGTTGATACGCATGTTATCAACCGGCGCTCTTTGCAGCACCGTTGATTCCGTGCGCTTCAATGAAGCATAATCATACATTAGCTAAAACCTCTTTTCTTTTAGTAGTTATCAAGCATTAATTCCATTGATTGAGCGTTAGTGATGTCCTCAGTAAATGCTCTGTAAGTTGTATCGCCCATTTTAAGCACGATATCCGCTGCCTGTTGAGTAACCGACATCTTACCGCCGTTGAACGAAACAGATGGATCATACCCTGCCAAACGACCTAACTGACCATCCATGCTACCAAGTTCATCAGTGATGGCTCCGTTGATATCTTGACCGGTGAACGCGTCGATAGCACCTTGAGCCATATAGCGCATTGAACGAGCTACTTGATCCGCTTTGCTATCAATACCAATGATGAAACCTTTATCTGTGTAGATACCGAATTGACGGAACACACGAGATGGTGATTTGATACCAAGCAAGGCTTTAGCTCCGTTAATGGCATTGCTTACAGCACCTTTAACCGCTGAAATCAGTTTCCCGGCTGCTGATGTTACCCCGCTAACGAAACCGCTAATCAATTGAGAACCGACGCTTGCAGCTTGTCCAACAAACCCACGGGCTGCACTTAGTGCACCGCTGAACGCTGAACGAACCGCTGAAATGATACGCTGACCAGCACTTGTTACCGCTGATACCACGGCACTAAATCCGCTAGTGATAGCTGATTGAATTGAGCTCATGGCGCTTGTTACTGCTGATCTAACAGCACTCCAAGCAGAGCTGATAATGCTCTGAACGGAACTCATAGCGCTTGAAACGATTGACTGAATAGCTGACCATGTACTTGATACAGTGCTAGCAATCGCACTCAATACGCTGCTGATAAGCGACAAGATAGCGTTCCAAATAGCACTGATAGTGGCTTGGATAGCTGACATGATTGATGTGATAGCCGATTGAACTTGCGAGAAGTTCCCAGTCACCAAACCAACAATAGCAGCCAATACACCAGCTAAAACAGCTTGAATTCCAGTCCAGATAGCGTTCCAAATCGCTTGAATAGCTGACAAGGTACTTGAAATGATGCTTGAAATACCGGCCATGATAGGTGACAGAATAGACATGATTGTGTTCCAAACGGTTGAGAACACTGTCTGGATAACTGTCCATGCTGCTGACCAAATGGATTGAATCACGGCAATACCGGCGCTAATCACACCGCTAATGGCAGTCATAGCTCCGCCAGCGATTTGTTGAAGCAATGCCCAAAGTGTTTGGAATGGAACAGCAAGCAAGCCCCACGCCGCATTCCAAAGTGCAACGATGAAGTCCATCCCGGCTTGAATGATAGGGCCGATGGCATTGATACCGATTGAAATAAGCGACTTAATACCTTCCCATGCAGTAGACAAGATGGTTTTGAATGTTTCCCATGCACCAGACCAATCGCCTTGCAAAATCTGCATAGCCATTTTGATAATGTTCAACACAATGTCAAGCGCTGTTGAAATAACAGTGGTAATTAATTGCCAAGATGTAGAAAATAATGTAATTAGCAAATTCAATCCAGTTTGAATCACTGGTAAGATTGCATTCATCACATTTTCAATCATGCCTTTGAACATGTTCCAGTAAGTTGTCGCTGTCTGCATAATCAAGGCGTGGTTTTCGTTCCAGAAGGAAGTCAACTGCCCCCAAATTGACATAACAAACGACACAATGGCTTGAACAGCGCTAGTGATTGCACTCTTGATGGTTTCCCAAATAGCAATGACTTGTGAACGGAAATTCTCGTTATGGTTCCACAAATCAACAAGCGCAGCTACTACCATCCCAACCGCTAACGCAATCCCAGCAAATGCAGCAAGAGCCCCGACTGATAACCCACTGAAAGCAGCACCTAGTCCACTCGCTGCGGTAGAACCGCTTGAAAAGAATCCTACTACCGAACTAATAGCACCACCGATTGTACTTAGTGCAGAAACGACGTTACCGACCCACGTTATCAGTGTACCAAGGGCAAATATTACCGGCCCTACAGTGCCGATGATTAAGGCTGTCCATTTAACCCAGCCATCCACTGGCAGATTGTCCCAGATAGTCCCTAGAACACGCACCACATTGTCTTTAAATGTGATGATAGTCTGTTTCATGTTTTCCATGAGTTGCTTGATATTAGCTTCGTTATTACCAAGACCGGCCACTAAGTTCTCAGCGGCAGCCTTCATGGAATTGAACGAACCGGACACGGTTGTACTCGCTTCTTTTGCAGTCGTTCCAGTAACACCGAGCCTATCTTGAGTAATACCGATGGCATCAATCAAGGTATGGAATGGAATGTCACGGATATTATCAGCTGTGGCTTCAAATTCACCGTTTAAGACACCAGACTCATTGACCAAACGAGCCATTTCGGACATGGTCCCGCCGTAACCAAGTTTCAAGTTATCCAGCATTGAATAGTTATCCTTGGCAAAACCTTGATAAGCGTTTTGAATGTCCGTCATGTTAGTACCGAACTTGTTCGCATTATCTGACATTTGGACAAGGGCTTTATCCCCGTATTTCGCAGCCTTGGCAGTATCTCCGCCTAGACCTTGTAGCAAAGTAGCTGAGAACGATGTGACCTGCTCCATATAGCGGTTAGCAGACACACCAGCCGTCCTATAGGCTCGATTGGCATTCTCGATGACGTTGGTTCCCTCACGGTCCATAGTGTTATAGAGCGCTTGGGCTTGCTGTCGGGTCATGCCGTAATCTCTGGCAAGTGTATTGACGCTTGAACCGTTCTGTTTGAACAGTGTAGAAACACCGCCTAACGATTGTTCAAGGTCTGCATAACCTTTGATAACGGCAGTTAACCCTCCAACCATTGGTAGTGTAAAAGCTGTAGTCATTCCAGCTCCGACTGACTGCATGGCACTACCGACTGACTTCAAACTGCTACCAACTTGAGCAAGCATGCCCCCAGACTGATTTCTCAAATCAGCAAGGGCAGACTTGGCAGCATTGACACCATTGGTGAAGTCGCTTGAGTTGGCACGTAATATGGCCGTAACGTCAAAAGATGCTCCCATTAACTACCCCCTTTCTTTGTTTGATTGATGATCCTATTCTTATCAGCTAACGAGAGCGCTCGACTTCTAGGCGCAGTGTCCTCTGGTTTAAATATTTTACTGAACTCTTTTTCATGGTCATAAAACTCATTAAAGGTTCTGTAAGCTGAGCGAACACTCTTGCCCTTGCCTTTGGTAGCTTGCACGGTCTGGTTATACCATGCTTGAATTGCTGCGTTAAAGCGGATGTCCTCTTGTTTAATTGCGTAGGCGGTGTTATACACCTCGAACTCAACAAGCGTTGTCCTGGCAGCTTCGACGTAGCTCATGCCGTGCCTTGCAATCAAGAGGGCCATTGCGTCGTCATAGCTGAAATCATAATCTGGTTGACTTTGCCCTACTCTTGAACGTTCATTGCGAGTTTGAGTAGGGATGACGCTTTTAACTCGTCAATAATAGAGTCGATTGTCTCCTTGTATTTACCTTTGTCAATCAAATCAGCAAGATAGGCTTCAATGTCCGCATCGCTTGGCTTTTGCGGTGCTGTAATCGTACCAGCTTTGATGATATCCACAAACGCAAGAGGGTCGTTGATAGCTACACCGGCTGAAATCAATGTCATAGCACCGTAGCCGGTCTTCATGCCTTCAAGTTCTGCCGAGTGCAATTTGTTGATCTCACGCAAGAACGCAAGTCCGAAAATCAAATTAAAGTCTCGTCCGTTGATAGATAGAATCATGTTTTATTTCTCCTTTATACAAAAAAAGCAAGGGCACAAAGCCCCTGCAGTTAGACTAGATAGATGAAACTAGGCTGTCTTCTTTAGCAAGAGTGTGATAGTCGTATTGAGCGCTTGCGACTTCTTTCTTCTGAGCTTCTGTCAAGCTGTCAGTTGAAATAATACCGTTGCCGTCGATAGCCATTTCGTAAGAAAGCTCCACTTTGTCGTCAGCGGGTGCTGAAATTTCAAAGTTTTTAAGATAGCCTTGGTAATATTCAACATCATAGACATCCTTGCCACCAGAAGTGCGTTTAGAAGCAAGGTCAACTTGCCAGCACTCTACTTTTTCGCCTGCGATAAACCATTTACGCATTTCACGCCACATCTCAGTAGTAGTGCCATCCTCACGATAAGCAAGTGATACGAATTCCCCAGACACTTCACCGTCTGAAATAGAGTTAACTACACCGTCTTTGGTTTTGGTTGTTTCAACCTCTTTCTCAGCATTGATAGTGTGTTCTGTTTGGAAACGTACTTTAGCAGCGTCTTGCGTCTTTTGGTCTTTAACACGACGGAAAAAGACCATTAGGTCTTTACCCAAAATAAGTTCTGCCATTTATTCCTCCTTTTTGGTATATGAAAATGAAAAATCCAGCACAATGTGAATCAATGGCTGGACGTCTGTATTATCTGGTAAAACTTGCTTGTCTGTACCAGTTTTCAATAAGTTGTATTCAAACCCTTTAATTCGTTCGCTAGCCTGTTCTAACGCTTGGCAGTAGGTGTCTAACTCTGCACGCTGCACTCTAGTCCCGTAGATATGGACGGTTTGTCTTATCGTTCCAAAATTGTCGTTATTGAGTGTAGGTGCTGAGCTATTCTCACCAATGAAAGCGAAAGGATAGCTTGCGGATGAATCGGGTAAGTAGTCGTAAGTTGCCAGTTTCTCACTAGCAATAGCGAATAGATTTCTGAATAAGTCGTGGCTAGGTGTCATTTAAAGGCTCCTTCCATAACTTTTCTGATTTGCTCTGTGAAGTAAGGCTCGATTTGGTGCATCATGGGACGCATAAACGGCTTACCAGGCTGATAGCGTGTTCCAAACTCTTGAAATCCGCTATAAGAGGCGGCTGAATGGATGTGTGATTCTTCGCCCATGTGCCTAGTGGTGATATTGGCTCTCAAGAAACCAGTATCGACTGGCGCAAGCCCTTTTGAAATGCTCTTGCCTTTCTCAGCTGAGTTTTTAAGAGCTGTTTGGGCTTGTGTCCTAACCCCTTGACTTGCCTTATTCAAAGCAGCAGCGAGGACCGTGTCCCCTCTCCACTCGATTGTGAAATTAGCCATTCAGCTCACCTCTTTTCAGTCGAATTGCGCCCTTAATCGGTGCGTCAATCTGTTCGATAGGGTAATACTTCTTGCCCTCGTATAGAGCGTAGTCAAACGGCTTCTGCTCTTGACTGAATCGGCATATCATGACCACGTCGGACCTACTCCCATAGGCTTCAAATGCACGCTGTTGGTCAATGAAGTTAACCAAACAAGGCACAATCTTACTAGACTGTGCCTTTTCTTCGTGCTTATCAGTAATCGGGTTGTAAGTCGAAGCACCCTGCTTCACTAGCTTAATGCGGTGCGGTGTTTTCATAGAAACTTCACCTTACCTTTCCGAGCTAACGAGCCGTCCAGACCGAAATCTTTATCCAGAATCTTTCTGTAAGGTTTGAACATGTCGTCCCAATCCTCGTAAGTGACCGAATAGCCGTCTACGTTTTCGGTTTTGACACCCTCTGACCCCTTACGACCATAGAGCTTGTAAACAACATTTTCGATGATGAAATGATACTTCTTGTCAATCTCGGTTGTTCCGACTAATGCTTTGAAATAACTCTCAGCGTCGTTGACTAAGTCTTCAATCAATTCATCCTCAAGATCGTCTTCAACGTCGATACCCAACCGACGCTTAATCTTCTCAAGTTGGATATCGTTCATTTTAGACCCCCTCCGCAGCCTTTAGAAGTTCTTCTAAATCTGCTTTTTTCGCCTTGGCATCGTACTCGATACCAGCTTCATCAATTTTTGCTTTGAGCTCTTTGACTGTAAGCTCTTTTGACGGCTCGACTTGTTCGATACCGCCCTTTTCAAGAACTTCTGCCACGCGCTCTTTAGTAGGCTCATAGCCTTCTCGTGGGTAAGTTTCCCCGACTTGATAGATATACTCGTTATCTTGCAAGTCACGGAATGTAATCTTAGCTTTATAGGTCATTTAAACCTCCTGACTAGACTCCTACTGGTTGGATCGCTGCAAATGCTTCATCATTCGGAATCGCTACGGCAATTTCAAAGATTGCACGGAGTGCTTGCATGTCTTGTTCGAACAAATGAACGTCACCAGAATCAAGGTCGCCGTTGTTTTGAACTTTAGACAAAGTAGCTTGGTCTGCGATTTTAAGACGCAAGTTAGTACCGTTTGGAATACCGTAAACCAAACCATTGAAGTTACCAGTGATCAATGTACCTGCTGGGTAAGTTTGCCCATCTTGCAATTGAAGTTGAGAATATGGAAGACCATCAAGCTCACCGATAGCGTTAGGGTTAGCTGGCTTAGTGAAGATGTGTTGACCGCCGTTCACGTTGTCCACAATTCCACGGAGTGTGCGGTTGATAGTGCGGTGTCCTACGAATGCGTTAGGTTCTTTTTCTGACTTGTCCTCAACGTCGTAGATGTTATTGAGGTTGATGTCACCAGATACGATGTTCTGAGCACGTTTAGCAGACGTCAAAACGTTAGCACCGAATGGGTTGTTATACAAACCAAGGAAAGCAGCTCCGTCGATTTTCTTGTTAAACAAGTCAACAATCTTGTCCTTGATTGATTCGAAGAAGTCAGTCCAAGTGTAGTTGAGGACTTCTTCTGTAACTGGCAAGATAACCGCCAATTTACGAGATTCAAGAACGTAAGATTTAGTTTGTACTTTTGCAGTGCCGATTTTTTGACCTTCGCCCACAAAATAAGCGTCTGTCAATTGACCAACTTCAACGCCCTTACGGACCATTTTGCCGTCCATTTCAACTTTTTGACCAAGCTGAATAACTTTTGAAGTTTTAACGAGTTCGTCAGTGAATAGATCAGTGATTTGTTCTGATGTGACCTCTTTTCCAAGAGAATCAGACAATAGGACTGTGTCTGGATTAAATTTTTGTTGAGCCATGCGCTCTCCTTTCTTAAATTAGAAATTAGTGATTTTGGCTTTATCAAACTTGTCTTTTCCACGATGTGAACGCCCTTCCTCTCCGCCGCTTGTGCGAGGTGGTAGAGCTTTTGCTTCTTCACGCTTCTGCAAGTTTAGAATGTTAGCCATGTTTGAAACAGCTAGCTTGGTAGCTTCTTCATCGCCTTTAACAACGAATGCAAGCGTTGACTCGTTGACGGGCACGCCTTGAGCTTCGAGCTCTTTGATGGCGATATCCTGCATTTGACGTTGAGCAATTTGAGCTTCAAGCGCTGCAATTGTGCTCTGGGCTTCTTCGAATTCTTTATCCCGCTGTTTCTGTTGCAGCTCTTGAAGTTCTTCTTCACTCATTTTAGCTTTAGCAACGGCTTCCTCAATTTGAGCTTGAATACCGGTTTGCATATCAGCAATTTCAAGAGTATGTTTTTCTTCCATCTGTTTGAGTCTGCGCTGCATTTCAGCGACTGACACCATTTTTTCCTCTTTTTCTGGTTGGCTAGCTTCAACCTCTTGAGGATTTTCAACTGTTTCAAGTTCTTTTTCTGCCATGATAGGCTCCTTTCTTTACGCTTTTACGTCCAACCTCGACGAACTCATGCAGCTTTTAAATGTCATCAGCACGGTCTGGACAAAGGCTTACTCGCCCCAAACGCCGTTAACAGCTTCTTCATCAAGAGTGCTGCCACCGGCTTTATATTCCATTTTGATATGTCCATACGCTGAACAACGACAGTTAGGGTGCATTGGGTACATGTTAACCCCTTTCTCTGCCTTGTTAATCGGTATGGCTTTTCTATCCAAAGGCTTACAGATATCGCAAGCCCCACTTTCAGCGACATAGATTAAATGCGTGAAGTCATTCTCCTTCAACATCATCAATTCTGTATCAGCATTAATGCGAGCTATTTCGGTCTTGAGTAGCCGTTGGGCATTGGACTGACTTGTGTTATATTTCTTAGCTAATCGCTGCCGTTCCTGCTTAAAACCGTCCATGTCGGTGAAGATACGTGCTAACGAGCTAAACACATCCTTCTGCATGTTTGCATGAAGTCCGTTTCTGCCCCAAACTCTACGACTAAAATTCTGCCCGTAGAAATCAGCGTCTAAAATCGCTCTCATGCGGCTTACTGCATTGACGGCAGAATTGCCCAAGATACCCGCTTGACGCCTAAACTCGGCTAAATATTCGCTCTCACGCGCCTCGTCAAAGACTTCGTTAACGTCTGATATAAGGCTAGCTATTTCAAGCCTTAATTCTGCTTTGAGCAGCTCCAAGCGACTGACTTTCATTTTAAGGTTAAACAGTCTCAGCCATTGGTTAGTGCCGTGCGAGAAATCTTTCTCGACTACTGCCTTCCTAGCTCGGTCTCTGTACTCAGTGACATCGAACTCACTAGCTCGCTTCATAGCTTCGGCACGGCTCAGCCCCTCTTTGTCAGCATAGCGCATGTAAAACCCGTTTATTTGGCTTTGCATGCGGTTATATGACGCTTGATAGAGCTCTTTTAAGACCTTGTCACGCTCTATATCTCGCTTGATTAGGTCTGATTGTGCTTTCCGTTCAGCATTGTAGCGTTCATTATTCGTCATCATCCTCAACACCTACAATCTGGCTGACTTCTAAATCAGTGGCCCCACCCTCTTTAAGCAAGCGGCTCTTTTCCTTGCGAGCATCGGTAAAGCTAGCTGATTCCATAAGCGTTTCTTGTGAGATTTCCATGCCCGAATTGATAGCTGATTGAATCTCAGCCCATACATCCGTTGGTAGGTTCTCATGGAACGTGAATGTCAGCATGTCAGCGTCCACTGGTTCGATACCCTTGAGGTTGTTAGATAGCAACTCAAGCAGTTTATAGCGTCTTCGGAGTGCCTTAACAAAGAACCCACGCTTAACCGCTGTAACTTGCTGCAAATCAACTAGCTTGTAGCGGATAGCAATCCCAGACGTAGCTGAGAAAGTCGAATCGTCTTGCAAGTTTGGCAGTCCGACAATGCGGAAGAAGTCTTTAATCAAACGTGACTTATACGCTTCAACGCCGCTGACATCATATTGCTTGTAGATATAGCCCGCATCTAATGACGTCTGCTGTCCGTTGTGTCCGACACCGCTCTCAAGCACAAGCACGTTAGCGTGTTTCATTTTCATGATGTCAGACGCATTCATACCTGTACTTTCAACATCGCCTTTGATAACAAGCATGGCGTCATTAAGGTCTGACATGTAGTTAGCTGTGTCCGACTCTGCTGCGTCGTAAGCGTCAATGATTGGAATACCTTTCTCCCAGTCTCCCGAGCGCTCTCGGTTATTCTGCCACTCGACCACGGGCACCATTCCAAACGGGTTCTCTTTTCGTTCGATTTCCTGCCAGTTTGGATCATAACTAACAATCTTGTTGTCCGTATAGACCGTGACAAACATCTCGCCGTTGTAAACTGGACAATGAACAGCCGCAATAATATCCTTTCGGACGTCTGCGCTACGGATTGTGAACATCTCCCTTGCGTCAATCAAGACCACTGCTGGATTGCCAAACTCGTCATAATAATGCAGCTCGAACGCTCGCCCAAAGCGTGAAGCGTCATAGACTAGCTCACGGTTAAGAGCTTCAATGTCGTTGTAAGCGTTGAAATCATCAATAGCCGTCAAGTCACTGTTAGTGTCAGTAGCACCGATTGAAATAGGTTGACCTACCGTGTAACCAGTAAAGAAGCGGCTAGCTTGTCCGCCCAGGTCGTGCCTAATACGGTAGTCAGCTTTCTCTGGTTCTAGTCGTTTACGACCATTTAGAATCGTGTAGTTATTCCCGTTTGAGTAGCTCTCTAGGATATTCAAGCGGCTTATCTGTCCATCTTGAAACTGAGCTACCATTTTTTCTAACTTCTCACGCCCTTGGAACGTGTCCACTAGGTCGTCCGCTGATTGAGCCATGAAGTGTGTATTAGCTTCTTTTGGAAAACGAAGGAAGTCTTCACGTTTCTGCAAGCTAGTCGGTTCCATGTCTCGCTCGAATTGGTATGATCTAGGAATGTACTGTCCTTCATGCAAGATGTCGTCAGCACTATGTGTTGTGTTCGTCATTCTATCTCCTTATCAGTTTGTTAACACGCCTAATCTTAGCGTCTACGTCCTGCCTATCCTTGACGAAAATAAGGTTTTGCAGTGCGTACCTAATCGCATCGATACAGTGGTTATAACTATCGCACGGCTTGTTGATGTACTCGTTTGTATGCTTATCTTTCTGCCATGTATAGTTCTCAAGTTCCTCAATCGTCTTGACGCATCTCTCATCAACGATGATGTCGAACTGCTGCAAGAATTGAATCCCTTGTAGAACTGAGCCTTTGCCCTTGTCTACTGGAATAGCTCGACGCAAGCCCAGTGTTTGCAGTTCAGCAATAGATTTCTGCTCTGCTGAATCAGCCATAATCACTTCTTTTGAATAGCCCAAGCTAGTGATAGCTTCTGCAATCTGGTTGTTAAGCAAACCCCTCTTGACATACTCTTCAAGGATGTATAGCCGCTTATTCTCTCGGTCTATCTTGACGTGCATAAACGCCGTCGGGTCGTTAGTAAAACCAAAGTCAAGACCAAAAAAGGACGGTAGCTGTTTAAGCTCGTCCTTGTTGAGTAATCTCTTTTCATATTTTGGAAATACTAGTTTGTCGAGTGTTGCAAACTCACCCAAAGCATAGATTTTGTAGTAGGCTTCGTTTCTGTTTGCTAGTTCCTCGATATTCTCCTTGGTCAAGTCATCCAGAAAGCGATTGTCCTTGTACGTCGTTTGATAAACCACTGTGTTTTTAGGGTTCTTCACAAAGAACGCATTATATACCCAGTTAGCCTTAGAAACTGGGTTAAACATCAAATAGATTTGCTTCTGCTTGTGAGCTTTATCCCTCAAACGAAGTGTTAGCTGTGTGTAATCGTCAAGCGTAAACTCAGACGCTTCTTCCATGACCACGTCTGAAATACCTTTGATAGACTTGATTTTTTCTGGATTATCCATACCTTTAAAAATCAGTTCAGCGCCGTTTGGTAGCTCAATACGGAATGCGCTCATGTTAACCTTGCACAAAGCAAGCACACCGAAATAAGACAAGGCTGCTTGCACGTCCGCAAACACCGAATCACGAACCGTAGAGCCTACTTTTCGCAATATCAATATCTTGCGGGGTTTGTCCCAATTTTTAAGAGCCTTGAGGACTATCTTCTGGAAGACCCCATGACTCTTACCGCTAGATGCCCCGCCGTAATGAACCTCAGTGAATGTGTCGTAATCAAACAAATGCTCATAGATATGCCGATTAAACACCTTGCTTGGATTGATTTCAAGATTAATCGTCATTCCATTCACCGACATTAATATTGATATCTTGCGTTACATCAGCTTCGACCTTGTCTGTCCACATTCTATAACGCTTACCGATATCAACTGCCGCAGCTCGACGAGTAGCGACGTTCGGCTTAGCTTGAGCAATGCGTTGCATGCCCTCGCCATCGAGGACCAGCAAGGGTTCTTCAACTTCTCCACGCATGACGGCAGTTAGAAATTCCATGACCTCTTGTTGATCCGCAACACGTTCCGACTTTAATTTCTCAAGTTGCTCGTCTATATAAGCCTTGATGTTAGCTTTAGCAAGCAGTCTACTTCCATTAGCTTTCGCAACATCATTGTTCTTAATATTAGGATAAGCCTTCTTATACGCTTGCGAAGCATTTAGGCTGATGATGTACTCATCGGCAAACTTCATTTGTTTCTCGGTCATCCCATTTTCCATCAACTCCTTTCTGATACTGAAAAAGACAACCCACAAAGTGAGTTGTCTCCGTTTTTCTTCGATAATATAATAATACCACTTTAAACACTTGTTAGACACCGTGAATTATCCGTCAAAATACCGAAATCTCAACGTTCCACGACTAATTGACCATTTCTGTACAATTCTGCGAATGCTAGGATGGCATTATTTAGCAATTCTTGAAAGGCTGTTCTTTCAAAGCCAATTCCCTGGGCAATTTGCCAGTTTGGTTTCGGTGGGTATGCCAGATATTTCTCTATCAGTATTCTGCGATAGTCTGGACGATATAACCCGCTAACTGCTTGCTCAATGGCTTCTAGCTCGTTCATAGCATCGACACGCCTAACTGCAATATTTTCCACTGGTCTGCTCACTCCACTGCCACCACGGGGCATAAAGGTGAATTCCTGTGTTATTTTCTGTTCAGCTCCGTCGTGTGCTATCTCTCGCCATCTTGGATATTCTCGAAGTTTTCGCTTGCAACCTCTGATAGTTGCTTTCTCATCAATTTCCGGTAATAGCATTGTTCTGTCCTCTTTGGTATAATAGTAGTGTTGATTTCCAAAGAGTGCCGGCCATCGTGTCGGTCTTTTTTATTTATAGCTCAAGAAACATTAAGAGATTTTATAAAAGAAAGATTAATGTATTTGTTTTTGGGTTGTTTCTTGGGCCTTTTATCACCTCCTTCCAGCCAAGACACCAGCGAGATCTTTGGCTTTTTTTAGTAATGCGATATCGATAAGAAAGAGGGTTTTCACATCCTTTTTTCTTAAATTTGTTGGGGTTTTGTTTGAGCAAGGTCTGTCAGCTTGCTCGGTGTTGAAAAGTGTTCAAGCCACTAAAATCTATATTCTATTTTTTAGTGTTTGACAGACTAATAGCTAGCGAGGGAGTCGAACCCTCTTGAACCGTTCTAGCTACACGCCTAACGCATATGCTTTATATAGGGCTTTTCTAACCGTGGTCTTCTCACGTCCTACCTTGCCTTTAGTTCTATATTTAAGAATGATGCGATCAACTTCATTGTCTAATCTCTCGGCCCATTCATAGTTATTGAAGACGTAATCAATAATTTCGCTGAAAAGCTCTCTTGAAAGTAGCCCTTCCATTTGAATCGCCTTCAACGGAGTTAGGGCAGCTCTTTCCGCATAGCACATATTGAAGGCGTTTTGGGTTCTGTTAGCATTTTTCTGGTCGCAGTCTTTAACGTCTCTAATATAGTTATTTAAGCCGTTAGGGTGTTCCTTGCGTAAAGCTTCCACTTCCTCTTGAAATCGCTTAAACAAGTTTTCTGGCAGCCCTGCGTTGGTTTTATTCAACAGTGGGCGCGTGGTTTTGCCTCTTGTGTAATTGGTAGATAGATAATCTTGAAGGTCGTTGAATAACTCATCGGAAATAATGCCTTCTAACCTATCGACAGTCGCTGGCGATATCCTCGCACGTTCAACGACTGCGCTGTTAAATGCTTGATATATAATGCGAGCTTGTAACTCACTGCACTGCTTGACCTCTTGGAAGAACTGCTTATAAGAGCCTTTTTTGTGTGCTTTCCTAAGTGCCGCATGCTCACTAACTAACCGTTGATATAATTCCTCGGTCAGCCCGGAATATTTGTATTTCACGCTCATGAGCTTACCTCTGCCAATTCTGGGTGTTCCCATATATTTCCGATAATTTTCCTTGAGCTGGCAACATTGCATAAACGTTCGAAGTTGTTATACTCTACCAAATCACTAACGAACATCCCTAAACTTACTCTAAATTCAATTACGCCAGTGAGGAATCCGTCTGTCGAGTCAATAATGTCCCCCTCGAAGATTTCTTTGTCATTCTTGTCTTTAAGGCCTGTGGATTGCATTAAAACGATATCATCGAATTTGTAGCAATTAGTATGTTCGAAAAAGAGTGTCTTTACAGAAATTTCGCTTCTCCCGAAATCGATAGACATAATATCATCAACTTCGTACATTTCTTTTGTGGCTTTATTCCACGCTCTAAATCTAGGTATCATTGCCCTCTCCATTCCTAAGCCTCTGCTACTGGGAAGTGGATTTCCCCGATAACGAGAGAGGCCACGCTATAATAATAGCCACAATTCCCGTCATTAGCTTCACATTCAGCTAGGGCTATTGGGTTCTGGTTATGATAAATGGTAACCGTGTTCGTACTGGTAGTTTCTCCCCAATCACTTTCCTCTTTTACTTGTTCTCCAATTTTAATATCGGTGATAATAGCGTCTAGCTTGGCATCTTTGAACTCCCCGCCCGCATAGGCGCAACAATCACTTTCTGACATTTCAATAGTGACCCTTGTGCTGTCTTCAAGCAACAGAAAGTCTTTATCCCATTTCACGATGCGCTTGTGGAGCAACATCTCTTTAAGTTCTTCTAACGAGCCATACCTTGCATTCTCCCAATCGGGCTCGCAGTAGTTTGGTAGTTTAATGGTTTCTGTCATCTTAACTCCCTCTCTCCTTCAAATAGCTAGGGATATCATCCCCAACCTGTACGCTGTCGTACTGCTCCTTGCTGACAAGGAATTTCCCGTAAGCGCCACAATCAATAGTGTAGAGCTTACCAACCATAGATTTGCCTGTTACCTTGCCGTGTAGTTCCACTGCATTGTCAGCCTTATGGATAACCACTGTCTCGATAGGTCTATTAACCACTCGTAGAACAGTAGTCACGTTAATCGCTAGCGACACCATAAGTAACACGGTAGCAATAGCTAGGTCATTATAAATCCTCTTCTTTGACGAATGTTCCATTTACCATCTTTCCTTTCCGATTCTTAATTTCCTCGTACGCAATACCGAGACATTCAGTGACATCAAGGTCTAATTGATGTGCTAGCACGATAATCGTTACTAGCGTGTCACCGATAGCGTCCTTGAGTGCTACTATCGGTTCCGTGAATTTAGTCGGTTTCAAGAGTACATCTCGAATTTCTCCGACTTCCTCAGTAACCCGCATCCACTGAATCTTTGGGTCAGCTTGCTTAAGGCCGCGTTTGTCAGCCCACTCGTTGATTTTAGTAATTAGATTATTCATCCGTTACCTCTTTCACTTCCACGCCTTCGCAGTCGAAAACCCACCCGAAACCGTTCGCTTCTAGCTCTTTGCGGGTGTGGTGTGCTCGAAATCTTTCAAGTTCTGTTTTCGATGCAAAAAGCCATCTTTGAGTGTTTGTATCTCGATTGAGGTATCTACCGTATCCGTCAACCCCTTTTACTCGAACCGTATACCTTTTTTCTTTCTCGACCTCATAGCCGAACTGGTGCATGTTGACGAGGGTTTGGAAAGCTTCCTTATCTTTTCGAAACCATCGATAAAAATCTGAATTTCTACTTTTTTCATCCCACAGTCTCACCATTATAAAAAGCGCACCGTTTAAATCTCCGTTATTATCCTCATACCAATCTGCCACGAATTGTGGCACTATTGGTTTAGGAACAAACGAATCATAGAGGTCCTCAGCGTAAGATACTGAAATCTTACCTACCTTCGATAGTGTTTGTATTGCTTCATTTCTATTCATCATTTCGTACTCTCCTTGTAGATAATCAATGCGGATGTATGGTAATATTCAGCACTCACACCGCTATCAGCTACGGCTGATACGTTAGATTGATACTTGATATCAATGAGTTCTATATCTGGATTTTCTTTGAGGAATCCATTAATTAAGTCATCGATTTCGAGGGATCCATATCCAACCTCTAAATACTTCGTTCTAATCATCAATTTCCTCTCCTAACAAAATCTTTTCTAACTTCTTAATCTCTTCGGTTCTTGCATAAATTCGGTTCGTCCCGTCTGCGAATGGTGTTTTACAAAAAATGATATTAGGTCCAATAGAGATATGTCCGATATCATCGACATTTAAAATCGTGTCCACGTCAATTCCTTGTAATATGTTTGTGACTCTAATAAATTTAGCCATTGCTCACTTCCACCATTTCTACCTTATATTTCCTTGCATTGCGATATTTCAATCCCAATCTGTGCATTTCATTGATTGCTTCATTCTTCGTCTGGAAGACATGCTCACTGTCTTCCATATTGTCGTAATATACGATAACTTTGTATTTCATATCATCCCTCGGTTCTGTCCCCATAGATTACTGTGGCAGTATATTTAACGTAGTCGTTGCCATCTTCCCAATCTGCGGTTAGTCTTACATCTATCAGTTCCTTGTTGTAGCCTTCTATCCAGGCGTTAATTTCTTCGTCAAGCGTGTCAGTGTCATATAGTTTGTCAAAAAATTTCACTTTGCGTTTCATATTTCTAATTCCCATAGTTATCGGTTCCAGTCCTTCTCTGAAAACCTTTGCCGGATTCTTTGCTATAAATTGCCTTAGCCATTGCATAACTCGACCATCTTCCTTAACAAATCTTCATCCGGCAACTGTTCTAGTGTCAGAATGCGATTGAGCTTTTTAACGTCGATACCTAGCTTGATGCTGATAAGCTTCATATCCTTGCGGTTGTTCCAAAACCATCTCGAAAATTCTTGTGTCTGATCTAATACGCTGGTATGTCCATAGTTTCCCGGTGCATATACACCAACCAACTTGTCCTTATATCTGCTATTCATTCGAGCTCCTTGATTTCAAATTCAATGCGTGGATTAGGACTGTACTTCTTACGAGCACTTAACTCACAAACAATACTGTCATCCGTCCAGACGATACCCTTCTTATCAACTTTGTTATAGCCAGCATTTGAAATGCTATCAAAGAGTGCTTTTACCAAGTTATCAATATCAGGGAGTTTAAAATGCCAAAGTTTTTCCGCTATGAATTGCTTGAAGACATCCCACGTTTTGGCTCTAGCTTTTGGCGTGGGCTTCTTCGATATATTCAAGGGTGCTTTCATGTAAAAGGTGACATCCACTGAAATTGGTCCGTCATAGAATGGCCCGTCATACTCTTGCTCGATAAGTTGCGAGCACTGACGTCTCCAAGCCTTCATTTTCGGGTCTTCATACGTCCCGAATTTGCTGAATCGCGGCCTTGTTTGTGGTTTAGGCTCGATGTTTAAAATCATTTTCATGTTTTCACCAAATTAGAAGGGTAAGTCGTCACTAGTGGTGTCCATTGGGCTACTGTTCCCGTACGGACCGTTATCTCTTGCAAAGTTTGGCCCTTGCTGTTGCGGTGCTTGCTGACCATAAGGCCCTGCATAGCCGTTGTCATTGCCAAACGCTCCCGATGTATTGCCTTGAGTGGCATTGCTGCCTTCACGCGCCGCACGGCTTTCCAACATTTGGAAGTTCTCAGCGACAACCTCAGTCACATACACCCTTTGACCTTGCTGATTCTCATAGCTACGGGTTTGGATGCGTCCAGTAATTCCAATCAATGCGCCTTTTTTAGCCCAATTAGCCAAATTCTCAGCTTGCTGGCGCCAGATAACGCAGTTGATAAAGTCTGTTTCACGCTCGCCGTTAGCGTCCTTGAAGTTGCGGTTAACGGCTAGGCTAAATGTAGCTACTGCGACATTGCTAGGCGTATAGCGTAGCTCTGGGTCTTTGGTTGTTCTTCCAACCAGCACGACATTATTGATCATTGATTTTCTCCTAAGATTTCGTAATTTACAAAGTTGTCATCAAGTAACTTAGCGAATTGATACCATTGTTGTTCACCGCCATGGAACGTAAGAGCAAGATTGACCTTGTACGGCCCTACGGGCTTGCTAGGCGCTTCCTCAACTGGCTTAGCGTCTTCGGTAACCTCGCCCGTTTCAGCGTTTACCGCCTTGATTTCCTCGTTTGCTGACTGTTGGGCCATAGCTTCAATTTCTGCCAAGCGTGCCGCTTCTGCTTTCGCCTTGGCTTCTGCTTGTTGCTTACGCTCAACGGCTGCATCACGGTCCTTTTTCATTTGCTTGAGGATTTCAACAAGAGGTGTGTCATTATTTAACGCTCTAGTGTATGGCTCTGCTGGCAACTCATAATCAAGAGCTTGATCTTCAATCATGGCAATGTTGGCCTTGTATTCCTCAAGTCGGTCATACTCAGCCAAAACAATGGCGTCGATTTCTTCGATGGTTTCTTTTTTGAGTTCCATCTTCTTATCTTTGAAATACTTTTTCAAAGAATAGCCGCCGTACTTGTCCTTAAACGTGTCCTTGTCTAGCCCTGCCAGTTCGCATTTTTCTTCAAATACCGTTCTAACGTGGTCAGCTCGGAGCAATCTATGATGTTCGTCAATTTCGTCTCGTTTGGCACGTAACTTATTGATAAGTCCTTCGAGCGGCTCTTTAGATGTCTTGAAATTAGCTTCAAACTCATTAAGCGGATTCTTGTACACTTTCGAGATGTCTTTTCGCTTGTCGTCCAACTTTGTCAAGAGCCCATTGAAGCGTGTAAACTCCTTCTTGATATCGTCATATTCCAAGTTATCAAGTTGTTCATCAGACAACTCACTAACTGCTGTCTGAATAGCCTTGTCGAATGCGTCAAAATCAAAGCTAATTTTTCCCGGCGTATAGACCGGTTCGATCGTTTCCAAGAAAATATTTGTTGCGTTGTTCGTTGCGTCCTTCATGTTCTACCCCTTTCGGTTGTCGATTTGTGTTTGAATGTCGTTAGATACCACGTTAAAACCTGCTACTAGCAACTCACGAAAATCATTAAGTTTGTACTTCTTCAAGTAGTAATTCGCTACCGTTTCGGTTGCTTGACCAGTAAGCAAAGCTAGCTCATTGACTTGCTGCATGATTGTGTCATGTTGTTCATTGCTTATGAAGTTGGGTTGTTGATCGCTTCTTGACTCGTAGTGTGCTTGTTGCGATTGCTGATTTTGATGTGGTTGATGGTTGTGAGGTTGGTTTGGTTTCAAACTTTCTTCTGCCACTTCAAAATGGTCCACATCTTCCTCACCGATTGCGAATAGTGCTTGCAAGGCGTACTTGCCGGCGTATGATTGTACTGCTCCTACCCATTGCGGTTCATTCATTTGTTTTAAATCACCGTTGCGGGTTTTCAAAATCGGTACGGGGGATAGTTCTGCGAACGCTACTGCTTGCTCTTTTTCCTCTCGGTTAGATGCCGTTGCAATAGCCTTGATAAAGGTCTTGCCAGAAAATTCGACTAGATCATAGTTGACTACAACGCTCCAATTTGATTTCAAACTTTTAAAAACGTTGTAAATATCCTCGGCGTGCCTTGAAGCGTACTTGGCAGTTCCTTCTTTCTTTTTTTTAAGCTGCATTCGTTGTTGCAACTCTGTGAATGTCATTTCTTCCATGTCATATCCTTTTTAATGCCCCTAATTCTCAAATTTTGGGGGTTATTTGCCGTTTATCTAGTGGAATTGTGCCACTAGATTATTTAGGACGGTTACAAGCGATTTTAGAGCCATTTCTTGCCCTTCGACTTTTTTAGGTACCAAAGCTCCTTTTTAAGTTTGGCGTTCTCTTGAGCTAGTGACAAGATTCTGTCTTGTTGACTATTGATAATCTCGCCTAGCTCACGCCCTAGATTCATGTACTTGTTCCGCCATCGGTTTTCGACGTTGTAAGTTTCTTGTTCCATGTTTAATGCCTACCCTCCCACCGCTTCAATTATTTAATTAATTATTTTTCTCAAAAATGCTTTGATTTCGTCTCTTGTAACTTCGTTACGTTCTGTACGTTCGAAGTCCGAACCGTCAAGTTTGGTTACGTTGTATTCAACTTCCACATTAAGCACTTCGCAGCCAAACGCTTCTGCCAGCTTGTCGAGTTCGTCTTTTTGTTCTTCGTATGGTTCAAGCGGCAAGAATAGCGCCTTTCCCAAACTGTCAGTAAATACCGCTGTAAACACTAGACTTCCTTTGTCCTTATAACTTTCAAGAAATCCATCTTTTTCAGCGCTGTAAAATACGACTTGTTTGTTATTTTCTTTCATGGATTATTTTTCCTCACCTTCGTTATACTTCTTGAATCTAAGAGTTAGAGCAGTGATACCTGCTGCAATTACTACGAGCCCCAAAGTGCTAGCGATACCTTCTTTTTCACCAGTATTCGGTAGAACACCGCCGTAAACGGCTGTATTTGCCACCTCTTTTGGCTCAGAATCGAGCTTATAAGCAACCTCGGTAATTTCTACCTCTTTCGCTTTCGGAGCGTCTACGGGCTTGCTAGGCACCTTTTTAGGCTCTACTGGTTTCTCTGGTGTTGGTTTAGTTGGTTCCTCTGGGATGTGCAACTCTGGCAAATCCAAGATAGGTGCATCAAATGGTACGACACCGCCTGACCATTCAGGTTTATCAATGCTTGGTGCATCGAATGGAGTTGTTCCGCCATGCCATTCGGGTTTATCATACTGTGGCGCATCGTTTGGCACTACCCCACCATTCCATTCAGGCTTATCATATTGTGGGGCGTCAAACGGTACTGTTCCACCGTTCCATTCTGGTTTGTCTAGCACTGGTGCATCATTCGGAACAGTTCCGATTGGCTCAGTATATTCTGGTTTCACACGTTCTTCAGGAATACCAGGGATGCCACCTTGAAACTCTGGAATTTCCACCTTTGGAGCTTCACGAGGAATTTCAAAAGTTGGTTCTGGTTTGTTTTCACCAGACGCATCACCACGACCACCAACAAGTTGAATTTTCTGATATGAAACGGCACCATCATTTTCAGCTTTCAATTCAATCTTGTTAGTAGGGTTAGTTGAGTCCTTAACAGCGTTTACGAGTTTAGTTTTGTAGTATAGATAAATCATGTGGTCTAAACGGTCCATTTTGATTTCAAAACCATGCTCAGATTTTGAGATAGACTTAACTAAGTCCATAGCTGAGCCTTTATCAACCCAAGGGTCTAAACTTTCAATGTTCTTGATTTCAAAATAATCATCAACTAGCTTTTGATTATCGCTCATGGTATCAATGATTGATACATAGTTAAGTACCTTCTTTGCATAGTTAACACGAGCTGTCCAATTGATTACAGTAGGGTCTTCTTTGTCTTGAAATCCCCATTTAGCAATCAATTCATCTTTTCCAATTACTTGTTCTGAACCAACATTGACCGTTACCACAGTCCCATTAAAGTTGATATTTACTGGCTTGCCAGATACAACTTTATCTGTCCAACTTGCATCAAGTTTTAGACTCATGCTCTTATTTAGAGGATGTGACTTAAAGTAGTCATTGAATACAGTGGTTGTTAGTGGTAGCGTCTGCTGTAGCTTTACCAACAACAGCGTTCTCTGGATTGTGTACATCAAACTCATAAGAGGTTTGGAATTTCACTTCTTGAGGCAAGTCGAAAGTAACCTTGTCGCCTTCATTCACTGGCACGTCGTCTGGAATTTGAATATCTTTGTATTCAACTTCGAATGGGCTATACTTTCCGTTACCATTCGGGAAAGTAACCTCTACGTTTGGATTTTCAACATTGATAGTGTCGCCCGTTTTAGTCACTGTAGTAGGCGCCGCTGGTGTTTCAGCTACTGGTTGAGCTACTTCTGTAGCTGTTGCTGGAGTTTCTGCAATCGGTTGAGATTCCACTGGTGCTGGTGGAGTAAATACTGGTGTTTCCGCTACGGGTGCCACTGTTTCACTTGGTGTCACCGTAACGTTCCCAGCATTGTCAGCCGTATAGACATTAGACACCGCTGGTTGTGTATCTGCCGCTGGTTGAGCGGTTTCGTCCGCTGACACTGTGCCAGCACCGATAAGCAATGCTGTAGCAATCGCTAGCGTGCCACAAAGACCGAATGCTTTAGTTTTAACGTAAGATGGTTTTGCAATTGTTTGTGAAATCATGGTATAATCTCCTTGTAAATGTTTTTTTCTTGCATGGGTTAGGGCCCATGCTTTTTTTAGTGCTCTCAGCGTGCACCCAACGCCCCACCGTGTCATGTTTTTCAATGTTTTATTAGACTTTTTGGGGAAGATTAGGAAAAAGTAATTTAGTATAATTTTGGGGAATTATGGGTATAAGTTACACTCCACGATGAGGCCGTGGCTGCACGCTGAAAGATGTTGCTATTTGATATATTTATTCTTGAGCCGTTCGCTCTTTTCTTCGGGTGTCTCCACCACTTCGAAAAAGTATTCTGGCTCTTTAGGTTTCTTTCTGGTTAGCAATTTCTTTAATAGCTTCATGGCATCACCCGATTACTTGATCTTCTGGCAATCCATGAGTACGGTTGTATTCACGCATTTGGACATCCCACATTGGGCGGTTGTGAATTACGAATGTTTCTACTTGTTCATTTTGCTTGTTTGACCAAATCCAATTGATAAGTTTTTTCATGTTTTTTACCTCTCTTATTCTTCTAACTACTACTGTATTGTTATCAGTTAGTAGTTATTATTTCTTAGTGTGCGATAGCACCATATTGTTATTAGTTAGTGCGTGACAACGCCATATTATTATTACTTAGTTATTATTATTATTTAGTTATTATTATTATTTAGTTATTATTAGTGTCGGATTCTTCAACTTTTGAACTTTTCAACTTTTGAATTTTTCAACTTTTGAACTTTTCAACTTTTGAACTTTTCAACTTTTGAACTTTTCAACTTACGTAAAGTCAGTAAGTTGTAACTCAGTTATCCACAACTTCTGTTGATAACTCTTTTTCAATCCGACTAACCCAATAATCCCAATAGCTATCTGTAATCGGTATGTCTTGGACAAGTGGGTAAGTTTGAACCCCTTTACCACGTCCCAAGCTCTTGCGATAGATACGGATGTATCCCGCTTTTTTCAACTCATTAAAGGCTGTTCGGTGTGCATCTCTGCCGCTTTTTGAACGCTTGGAAAGTTCCTCAATGTAGGGCCTCCAGTCGTCTTTATTAGTCATTAGCACCCATAATAAGCCTTTAGCTTGTAAGCTCAGTTCAGCGTTTTGGGCTGAGTGGTTATTCATTTGAGTATAGTTGTTGTCTGTGTTTCGTTGGATATACTTCATATCCCATGACCTATGCTCCTTTCTGGTAGATGCTTGCCACGATATCGTAGTAGCTATGCCCTGCTGGTATCGTGTACTTAGTTAGATCATCAACTCTGGAACCGTCTGCCATAATGTTGATTATGACTGGTTCCCATTTTTTTCGTTTCATGTTATAATTACCTTGATTTCAATATCTTAGGGTCTGACTCTGGCAGGGGTCAGCCTTTTTTGTTGCCTTGACGACACTAGAGAACTAGCGAGGTCTTTGAATTTACTAATTTTTAGGAGTTCTTATAAAATCAAATCGTCTAATGGTATTGCTTACGTTTCAACTGAATTGTTGCCCCGCTAGCTCACTAGTGCCGCCAAGGTGACATCCTCAATCGTCTTGTTCGATGATTGGCAGGATGCCGTTAACTTTTAGCAATTCATACAAGAACAAGCGCCCTTTTTGTGTCCAAGTCGTTGTCATATTGACTTGAGCTTGACCGTTCTTATCCTTGTAATCAAATGTCGAACTATCGACATAGCCCTTACCCATGTGTTTCTTATACAAAATCCATTGACTGTTGACCTTGTGTTGAACACCTAGATCATGCAAGGTTGCATTGAATTTCTTGGCACTCATGCCGTAATCTGCCGCAATCTGGGTAACACGCACCGCCCCTTTACTTTCTAGAATGATGTCGAAGTAGCGTGCTTGCTCTTGCGCCAAGGCCAACTCAGCCTCTAGTTTCACCACTTTAGCTCGTTCGTCTTTAAGAGCTTGAAAGGCTGCAATGGCAAGGTCAGGATCATTAAGTAGTTGGTCTGTAGCATACATGCCATGTTTGCGTATAGTTGGCAAAACCTCTGATGTGACCCAACGTTTAAACTCCTTGGCTTGTGGTAGTTTGCTTGACAAAATTAGGGAGTATAAACCAGACTCATTGATGATAATCATCTCTCTGTCTTGACCTGAGGTACCGAAACGGTACTTCAGCTTATCTTCTTCATCTACGTGTCTATTGACATCTCGACTACCATTTTGGTACCCCAAAATCCCAGCCACATCCTTACCTACAAAGTAAGGCTCATTGTTAATAGTTACTGTTCGGACATCTTGTCCGTGGAAGTTGAAAATTTCATTCATAGTGTTTCCTTTCTTTGATATAATAGTTAATAAAAACGAGGTTTTGACATGAAGAATAAATCTGAAATATCTGCTTTTCTGATGTTCGTTGGGTTGCTGTACATTGAATTCCACTGTATAACACCAGATAGTCATTCAGCCTTGACTAGGCTGGCCGACATCAATTGGACGTATCTATGCCTAGTGATTGGTATCGCTTTATTCATTTCGATGTTAGCGTTAAGCTATATCCATGACATCCTACTCTTTTTTAAACTTGAAAAAGACGGTGATATAACTTATAGCTTTGTCGTCACTTTGCCTATCTTTGGAATCCTCGTTTTGAGAAACTGCTTGATTGTCCTGTCTGATACTCAATTTGGAAATTTAATGTCCTTTGTTAGCGTCCCTATCTTCGGTGCTTTCTGGTCGCTTTCCAAACGAACGCTCAAAGCGAACAGGCAGCAAGATGAGAACTCCGACAAGCATTGAGAATGTAAAAAACATATAGGTCGTAAAGTCCCACTCTGGGATTGGACGGCCTTTTTGCATGAACTCGATAAAATCGTGGATGTGATTCATTTTTTGCCCCTTTCATAATTTTAATTATTTAGTTCAAGCTATTGAACTTCATAGTTAAAAAAATATTCAACAATCTCTTTTTTTGAGATTTCTAATAATTTAGCCGCTTTCACAATTTCGTCTTGTTGCCACTTTGCTTTTCCGTTGATTTTAAACGAAATCGTTGTTGGAGTTGTGCCGATGGCTTCTGCGAAATTTTCTTGAGTTCCGTATTTTTCTTTGATACGACCTTTTAATTTAGCATAGTCAAATCTCATTGAGTTCTCCTTTCTAAGTTCAATCTCTTGAACTTTATGGTTTTATTTTAATCTTCATCTTTTTATTTGTCAACAGTTTTTGTTCAATTTTTTTGAACTTTTTTCGATTTTTCTTGAACTTTTTTATTTTCTACTATATAATAAAGCCATAAAGGAAAAGGAAAAAAATATGAAAAATACTACTGCTTCACGTTTGCGACAAGTTATGAGCGAACGAAATTTAAAACAAGTTGACGTAATTTCCCTTTCGAAAGTACATCAAAAAGAACTTGGCGTTAAACTTGGAAAGAGTGCTTTGTCTCAATATATCAATGGGAAATCAACACCAGACCAAGAAAAGTTGGTGCTGCTTGCTAGAACGTTGGGGGTATCTGAAGCATGGCTCATGGGGTACGATGTCCCTATGACGAAAGAACAACCGCAACCAACCAACGCCCACGATATTGATGAAATCATAGCTAATGCAATGATGTTCGATGGTAAGCCGCTGACGGATGATGATAAGCGGGCAATTCGCGGCATTATTGCTGGCTATATGAGTAGCAAAGAGAAGTGAGGTGCTATGACTGAAAGTGAATTGCTTGAGCGGTTCAATGTCTCTATCTGTGAGTTCAGTTCTAGCGAGTGGTCACGAAACGGTTTCCTTGACCAGATAAACAGGGTTGTATACGTCAACGGGGATTTATCCCCCGACACTCGTTTAAAGGTCATTCTGCACGAATTAGGGCACCTAGAACACAACTCTAAAGACTATGAGCGTCTACGTGAGAAATATGAAGCACAAGCTAATAGAAATATGATCCATGAATTGTTGAAAAACGAAAATCTTGATGATTTCAATTACTTACACTTTATGGAAAAATATAATCTCACCACGATTTGTGATGAGACCTTTGTTAAAAATGAATACTTGAAAATGGTGAGGTAACGTTATGAATTTATTAACAGTCCAAACTCAATTAATGCAAGCTGGCGTCCCTAAGATGTTCGGTACTCGAAAAGAGGTCAACTACCTGCCACAATTGCTATCAGACGACGAGGTAATACAATATGCAGCATCCGGATTTTATGACGGCAACACTGTCTTAATCGTTTTAACTCAAAAACGCATTATGTTTGTTGATAAGGGCATGATTTATGGTGTTCAAACTTCTGAAATCCCTCTTGATATGGTCAATGGTGTATCGTCTAAAAGCGGGGTCCTCTTGGGTGAAATCTCGGTCATGAATGGCGTCTCTTGGGCACATATCAAGAACATCCCGAAGATTGCTGTCCCAGTCCTATCTGACAAGATTAAACGTGCATCCGAAGCATACAAACAAAGCCTATATAGACCACAAATAGAGGTTGGGCAGAGCAGTCAGCCACTATCGCAGAATTTAATTGCTGACGAATTGATTAAACTGAAATCATTAGTTGATAATGGCGTACTCACTGAGGAAGAATTTCAAGCACAGAAAACTAAATTATTGTCACAATAAAAAAAGCCCTACACTCACCGTCGCCAAACTTTGAGTGTAGAGCAAGCATCACAGAGAAAAACGTGTAAACTGAGAGCAGTTTTACAAGTCTTTTTCTGTACCCATTTTATCAAAAAAGAGGTACAAACACAATGGCAACACATAAAGTCGCTATCTATGTCCGAGTATCGACCACATCGCAGGTTGACGAGGGCTATTCTATCGACGAGCAGAAAGCAAAGCTGACAAGTTACTGCGACATTAAGGACTGGAATATTTACGAGATATACACCGACGGCGGTTTCTCTGGATCTAACACGGAACGCCCAGCACTTGAGCAGTTGATAAGAGGCGCAAAGAGGAAGCTGTTTGATACGGTACTGGTGTATAAACTAGACCGATTAAGCCGTAGTCAGAAAGATACGCTCTATCTGATTGAAGATGTTTTTCTGGAAAATGACATAGAATTTGTCAGCCTGCTCGAAAACTTCGACACCTCAACGCCTTTCGGGAAGGCAATGATTGGGCTCCTCAGCGTGTTTGCACAACTTGAAAGAGAACAAATCAAGGAACGCATGCAGCTAGGCAAATTAGGACGGGCAAAGTCTGGCAAGTCTATGCAGTGGGCAAAGACCTCGTTTGGCTATGATTACATCAAAGAGACTGGCACGCTCTCAGTCAACCCATATCAAGCCCTAATCGTCCGAAAGATGTTCGAATGGTATTTATCGGGTATGTCGATAACCAAGCTTAGAGACGCCCTAAATGAGCAATACGGGCAAGATAAAGAGTGGAACTATAGAACAGTGCGAGTTATCCTCTCGAATCCGGTCTATTGTGGGTACAATCAATTCAAGGGTCAGATATTCCCCGGCACCCATGAGCCTATTATCTCCGAGGAAGATTTCAACAAAACGCAAGAGGAAATCAAAACGAGACAAAGGACAGCCGCCCAGCGATTCAACCCTAGACCGTTTCAAGCTAAATACATGCTTTCTGGCATTGCTCAATGCGGCTATTGTTCAGCCCCTCTTGCTATCAAGCTAGGCATGATAAGGAAAGACGGCACACGCTTAGTCAAATACGAGTGTAAGCAGCGACACCCTCGAAAAACGAAAGGTGTGACTGTCTATAACAACAATGAAAAATGCGATTCTGGTTTTTACTTTAAGGACGATATCGAGCACTTCGTCCTAACCGAAATCAGCAAGCTGCAAACCGATTTAGACTATATCGACAAGCTATTTTCAAACACTGACAAAGAAACGATAGACCGGGCTAGCTACCAGAAACAGATTGACAATCTGACCGCTAAAATTAGCAGGCTTAATGATCTATACATCGACGATAGGATTTCACTAGAGGAACTACAAAAGAGGTCAAGCGACTTCATGGCAGAAAGGACAGCACTCGAAAAAGAGCTAGACGCTGACACCTCTCTCAAAGCTGTAGAGCGAAAGAAAGATATTAGACGGGTGCTTGATACCAAGGATGTCTTCACGCTTGATTATGAGCAGCAGAAAGCCATAGCACGCGCCTTAATAAGCAAGGTTAGAGTGACTAGTGAAACCATCGTTATTTTATGGAAATTATAG